TTCTGTGCAGCAGTCCACTCATCCGCCTCGTCTATCTTGGCTATGTCGGCATTATAGGCTTCAACACTAACCCCAATGTCTGCATCAACAACTATAGTAGCGTCATAGGCTTGGACATTCGTGCCGATTACCAATCCCAACGTGGTTGGCGTGACATTGCTGTTGAGCAGGGTCGTAATCGCCGTCAAGCCCGTGCCACCGTTCGCGGCAGGGAGGGTTCCGGAAACATCAGCCGTTAAATCCACCGAAAGTGTCCCGCCAAGGGTGACAGTCCCAGAGCCTGTTATTGGCCCGCCCGTCAAGGTGATTCCGCTTACGGTTCCAGATGTAGCCACACTGGTAACTGTTCCGCTCCCGCTCGGAGTGGCCCAGCTACAAGTGCCATCACCGTCTTCACGCAAAAACTTCGTCCCGCCAGCCTCTCCGGTGGACTTAACTTCTGTCCCCTCAACATCCACATACGCACCATCAATCGCTGTCCCCTGCCAAACCCCAGTACCGATAGTTCCCACCGAGGTGAGGTTGGTCACAAACGCAGTTGTCGCAATCTTCGTGGTGTCGTTCCCCGCAGTCTGCGTACTCGCATCACAATCAGTAAGCGTCTTGTTCGTCAGGGTTTGGGTTCCATTAAGGATAAGGTTCCCGACAGTAACCTTCACGGTCTCTCCAGTAGCCGTATTGGAGACATCGCTCACATCCACTAACGGGAGTACGTCCAGCGTATCGGGGGTCGCCCCCAGAGCCGCCATTGCGGTAATTTTCTTGTTAGCCATCTAAATCCCCCATGTCTTCTTGATTGTTCCCTTGCTAAAGCTGGACTTGAACCTTGAGCCTTGCGAGCATTCCAACTTGTAATACCCGTCCTTCACCTGCTCCTTCTGGGACAGCATCCCGACTGCGTTCCCCGTATAGGCGAACGACTGCGGGCTGCTGGTTCTTGAGAACTTGACACCCTCAATGAGGAGAGCATCCGTCCCTGTCGGGACCAACTTCTCTACAACCTCCCCAGACTCGGACTCGAACGTGTACAAGGGCATTACAGCCCCATCTCCTCGTCCTGAACAGCCGCAGCCGCCAAGAGCTCGTCGCCCATAACGTCCATGTCCTCTTCCGCAAGCTCCTCAGCAGGGGCATCACCGTACTCGACGGGAACACCATTCACGGAACTAATTTCTACATGGGCAATGCCTTCAACAACATCGCTCACAACGCCTTCAACGGCATCAAGCATAACCGCATCACCCGAAACGGGTTCAACGACTACGCCATCTTCAGTGTCAGATGCCAACGCATCCAAAGGTATTTTAATCATAGTATCGCCTTTTTTGCTTTTAATGGAATGACCGTGAGAGGGGTTTTCGGCCCCTCCCACGGTTATTATAAGGGTTACTCCGCCTTTAGGCTTCATAACTTGATTTTGCTCTAGGCAGTCGAAGCCGTCTTACTGCGCATGATAACGTAGTAATTCGGGTTCAGTCGCAATGTGGTCCAGAACACCTTAAAACCAGCGGTAGTTAGCTGATTTAAAGGGTCAGTCTTGTCAGCCGTGTCGGTGATAATCACCTTGGGGCTAAACGGAGACTGACTTGCCAGTTCCGGCACTCCGAACGCTTGCTCGCCCAAGAACAGCGTGGCGCGGATATTAGCACCCGCAGCCGTTGTTCCTGTGCCACCAACCGAGTAGGCGAAGCGGTCGTCATCTGCACTTGCGTAGACGGAACTCCATCCGTTCGTGTGCATGATGAACTTCGCTCCGTACAGACTGCCCACTTCGCCCTTATAGAGCTCTTGAACATTGCTGTACTGGGCGGCGTTCAGCCACTCGTCCACCTTCATAACATCACTCAACACCTGCGGGCTCGTGGCAGCCACATACATTCCGCCTTTGGCGGGCTGTGCGCGGTTCACCTTGAGCTTAGTCACAGCGTCGAGGATTGAAGATGCAGCCAATATGGTTGCGCTGGTTGTAACAGCATCGAAGGTGGAGTAGTCCGTCCCGCCATCAGCATACATCTCAGTGAGAGTATCGCTATTGTCGAGCGCGGAGCCGTCTCCATTCTCCTTTGCTGTTCCGGCCACGTTAGAACCCACAAGCGTGTTGCGAGTCTGCGTGTCCATATCCAGCGCAGCGTCCTGTCCATTGATTTTAATGCTCTGCGCCAGCGAATTAAATAAATCCGTAGCGTTGAGCACATCCGTCAACTTGATAATCTGCCCCCTCTGAATCAGTGCTTTACTGATTTTCGTCAGGGTCAGTGAGCGTGTCCCGGTAGGCGCAGTACCCTCCGTGCCGAGGGTCTCAATGGCCCCCACGGAAGGAACGTCGAACCGGAACATAGAGATGGTGTGGTGACCCGACTTAGCGGGTAACGGAGCCTTCTCTGCGAACTGGTCCAGTACCAGTGCTTGAACAGCATAGGTCAGCAATTTTTTGCTGAAATAATTCTGATACTGGCCAGATAATGAGGTAGTAGTATTTAATGCCATACTATTTTATATCCTTTTCAGCTACATGGAGTCATCCAATTGGGCCGCTGCGCGTCGAAGGTAAGACTCCTGCTCGTTATCCGAGAGGTCATCAAAACCCTTATCCCCGCTTGGCTTGTCGCTTGAATAACCACCATCGACTGAGGTTATTTTCTCTAGTTTATCTAGTTTCTCTTTCAGTTCGTTGACTTCAGCTTGACTCTTATCCGCGCCCTCGGAGGCAACCTTCCATTGGGCAATCTGGACTGCGTGACGCAATCCCTTGCCTTCAGGGACATAGAGTAGGTCAGGATAATCCTTGAGTATCTGGTTGGCTGTCTGGGTTAAGTGGTTCTTAGGGTCTCTGAGTTCGGGCATCTCACCCTCCAACTCTCCCTTAGACCTCTCCCAGTCATTCTGCGCCTTCCTTACTGCACGGTCCTGTTCTGTCTGTTGCCCGTCCTTTCGGACTGACTCAGCCTTGTCCCGTGCGTCAACTGCAAGTGGCGCATTGCCTTCCGACTCCAGCCTCTCGGCGGCAGACTCATAATCCTCCGCTGTAAAGCCCTTGTCATCCCTGTAAGCCTTTCCATCATCCAAGTCCGCTTGTCTTTCAGCAAGCTCCTGTCGCTCGGTCTCGATGGCTTCACGTTCGCGCTTGTTCTCCTCTTTTCGGGCATTTATTTCCTTCCAAGATTTGCTCTTACGCGCCTCGTTCTTGGCCCACTTACTCTTGTCTGGCTCCTCCTCCTTCGCTTCCGGAGGTTCGCCTTCTGTCAATGAACTATCAGGTTCATCCACATCATACGGTTCAGAATCCGGTTCTGTCTCCGGTTCTGACTCTGCCTTCGGAGTCTCCTCCGCTTCAGGCTCCTCGGTCTTTATTTCGACCTCTGGAGTTCCTCCCGCATCGGCAGAAGCATCATACTCCTGCGCAGCGGCCAACAGTGTCTCGGCGGTTAAATCGCCGGATTCTTCTGGCATAATGTTTCCCAATCAGGTGCTTACCCTCGTCCAGTCATCACACCAAAGTGACCGTCCGTTGCTGTGGGGTCTTGACTCGCCGGATAATCGACCCCATAAATATCCGCCGTAAATTCCTCTGTATCTTCGACCTCCCTAGCCAAAGCTTCAACGGTGTGTACCGCTGTCCTTACACCGTTAGCAAATCCTGCCTCAAACTCAAGTCTTTTTTTCGCAGACACGGCTTGAGCGTTTTGCTTCAGCACCATATTCAACAACACCATCCTAAACCTTTTACCTTCTCCTGAGACGAGAAACTTCCTTAATGCATTCGAGTCATCTGAGTCCCAGTCAGGGTCACCGACCCAAGGGATGTTACCTGATAGACGCCAAGCAATACTCAGGAACTTAAAAAATCTTGTCATTCTATTTCCTATACTGCCTCAACAAGCTCTTCAGGCATCCCCTGCTGCCCAGCGGGCGCGGCGGCTACCGGAGCGGGTTGCCCTTCCGGAGGCATGGCGGCTGCTGGTGCTGCTGCCTGTCCGGCAATCTCAGCGGCCAGTGCAGCCTCAGAGTCTTCCTGCGCGGGAACCAGCCCAAGGGACTGGAGATATTCCTGAACATCCTTGCGCAAAGCCCTTGCGTTATTCGTGTCCACCTGCTCCATCCCGTTGAGCAGGGCATCGAGTCGGGCCGTTATGGCCTGTCCTCCCTGAGGACTCAACTGCATCCCTGTCTGCCTAGACTGCTCAAGGAACTGCATGAGTACGCCTATCCTAATCTCATAATTCTGTCCGGGCTTGGGCATGATAACCTGACCCAGCACAAGGGCAGGGATGGTTCTCTGCTCATCCTCAGCCTCGTTCGTCAACTGCTCGTTCGGGTCTTGCACCAGTCTCGGAACCAGCGCGGGGTCTTCCAGTTCGAGGATGCTCTTGTCAAGCTCAACCTGATTTATCCACGGGCTGTTCACAAAGAGTTGCTTCCGCTGCACGGCGCGGTTCAGCAGCATGGCCCTGCTCACCATATCCATCCCCCCACGGGGTTCAATCTGGTATTCGTCATGCAAGGCAACGGGGTCAATCTGTAAACTGTCCTCAAGGAATCGGTACTGCAAGTCCTTGCTGTCGTACTGGATGAGTAGACTCCACGCATGACGGAACAGCACTCCCAACCCGTGCCGGAACAACCGTAACCGAAGGTCCATGTTCTGCTGCGACTGGGCATTGATGCTCTCAATCTCGGTAGCTGTCCGGCGGTCGCGGTCGGAAATGATTCCGAAGTCCGGAACCGTAACCCGCTGCTCGGCAACCGACTGCGTTTGCATCATCTCCTTGTCAAAATCCATCGGCACACTCGGCATCTGCACGGGAGCAATGCCGAACGGAAGAATCTGTCCGGGGTTCATCCTCAGGTTGACTGAGTTGGGCAGGTCACGCTCGGCCTTGAACAGCGGCTTGTTGAAAAGCGTTGAGGCGTCCAGTCTCTCGTTCCAAGACTTCGTAAGGGCAAGCTCGAACTGTCCGAGAATCTCGCACACCCCGCGAGGAGAATACCAACCACCGTCCGTCACCTCGTAGAGGCATGAAACAAACGGAGGCTTACCGTGGTCATACGGAATCTTCATCCGTTTTCGGAGCGGGATGTCAGGGGCTTCGGGGGAGAAGCAATCAATTATCCATTCCCCATCCTTATCCCTTGAGTACACTTCCCACACGATAACCTGTTCAGGGTCGGTCGAGTGGGTTAGCCCTTCACGGATTTCCTTGTCGTACTTCTTGTCTGAAATGATTCCCCCATCCTCAACCTTACCACCCGTCACCGCATCCAGTGTAATCTTGTCGGTCTTGTAAACGCCAGCCCGCTTGTACGACTCAAGGCTCATCGGGATGACCTGACAAATCCGGTCGGCACTGTCAACGTCCTTAGTCCACGGCGGCACGATAATGTGCATCGGGTCAATCGACTGAAAGCCAACCTGCTTCTTCTTCGTATCCCAGAACACCTTGGTCACGCCATGCCCGCTCATAAGCATATAGTCAACCCACGACATAACCTCTGTGGAGAAATTACTCTGCTCGTTCAGCTTATAGGAGAACCAGTTCTCTGCTGCGGTGGTGAACCCTGCAAGCTGAGTTCGCATAGGCACAAAGGTAGCCACCACATCCAGACCCATCGCCTGTTGAAAGAAGCTCGGCTTGAGCTTGTTGATGGTGGTGTCGATTAGCGGGTAGTGGGTATCGGCTGCGTTGGGCCACGGCTTACCTTTCCGCCGCAGACCGTCATTACGCATTTGATACCAGAGTGCCTGACGGGTTTCCCAGCGCACACGGGAACTGATGTCCTCGCTTACAAGTGAAAAAAGTTTTGAGCTCATTTATCTCTCCCTGACGAATTCTTCTTGGCTACCCGCTTAGGCAGCCTCTTTCCCTTGGACGTTTCTTTCGCCCACTTCTTCGCAACTTTCGGTTTCTTGGCATATAGGTAGCCCCGCTGGGCTTTGCTCTTGAAAGGCATTACCTACCCCTCCCCCGATTCCTCCCCCGTGGCGCAGCCTTCCCTTCCTTGAGGTCAGTCTTGGTCGGTTTGATATGCCCAGTCTTGTCAGGTGCTCTTGTCTTCTGGTCCTTTTTAGTCATCAGCTTCTTAACCCCCTAGCTACTTGACCTGTTCTTGTCAAGCATTAACCCACAAACATTCCCGCTGGCAAAGCGTCCCTTTGATAATCCTGCTCGGCCTCCCCCCAAATGTCATCAAGGGTGGGACGGGTTATGGCATTGAATCGCTCCCATGTTCCTCCGATTCCGCCCCCGCACGATATGCATCCCATCACCGCATCTGCACGGTCAGGACTATCCAGCCCTCTGGCCCGCATCCTGTCCTTCGGCTCCAACCCCAGCTTACCCTTCCGACTAACCTCAGCCCTGCGCGTCACCATCTGCTGGTGCAGCATCTGGTCGTCCGGCAGGATAACCTCCTGCTTCTCAATCGCTCTGGCCGCCGTGTGCCACATCTCCGCCGACCGATTGCCGTACCTGTCATCAAACGGTCTAGCTCCAAAGTTAACCCGATGAATATCGTATCCCGCATCCATCAGGGCATCACACAAAGGCAACCCCAACCCACCCTCATCAGCATAAAGCTCATCCTGATTCAGGTCATGCTTCTTAACCAGATTGATAATCTTGCCGATGGTGTTGTTCGTGTTACGGTCACGCCAGCACACCATCTCTATCACCTTGTTCCCGTTCCGCAAGGCGAACACACACTCATCCCCGCCCGCAGCAAAATCTATAAAAGCCACCCTCATCCCCAACTTCAACTCAGGCGGATTCTGGAGACACTCTTCAAGGCTTTTAAGGTTAAGGACGAGTCCCTCTGAACTGTCGTCCATGAACTCCCCGTAAATCATGGAACGCACCAGCGGACTGTTCTCCCCGTAAGTCTCTATCTGGTCGTCAATCCACTCCTTCGTCAGGTGCGGGCAGTCAAAGGCTGTGACAGTGTGACATTCCCAGAACTTGCGCTGCTTGGTAAACGCCTCATAGAACGCTCCCGCAGACGCTCCGGGACTGGACATCAACAGGAGTCTGGACGGCTGACATCTGGCTATGGCTGTGAAGATGGAATTAGGGACAGTCTTAGCCTCATCCACTATCATCAGCAGATTCTCTGTCGGCCCCTGCCTGTGCCAACCCTCGAACTTTCCGGGGTCGTTCGTCGAGAACCCGATTGCCCTCGCCCCGTTCTCATACTCGATTGAGTTGCTGGTAACGTGCCAGCCCCGTCCCAAGCCGCCAGTAAACTTCCGCAGCGTAGGCCATAACTGACCCTCCACCTGACGCCACACTCCCGCAGTCGTGACGACCAAACTTTCAGGGAACCGCACCATATGCCACAGGACGGCTGCCGCAGCTATAACACTCGTCTTCCCCGACCCGTTCGCTGCCTTCAAGGCAACCTTGGATTCCTTCGGGTTCAGGGAACGTAACACATCCTCCTGCCACCCATAAGTCTTCAACCCCAAAAACGTCTGGGGAAAGTTCTCCAACAGTGACGCTTCCTCAAGCGCATCCCTGTCCTTCGCCAACCGCGCCAGAGCCCTCTCTGACCGCTTCTCGGACGGAGACAGTACCAGCGTAGGTGGAGGCGCATCCCTCAGCTTCTTACGCAAAGGCATCAGGTCACGCTTACCGGGAGTCGTATGCCTTCCGGGTCGCTTCACCGGAGGCTGCTCCTCCATCAGCGTCAACTTCTTCTTTGGCTTCTTCTTAGGCATTCTTACTGCGCAGTAAGATTAGTTCCTCTCCTTCACCCGCTCCGGAATCGAAGACAACTGCGCAAGCAACTCAGGTGAGACAGTGCTCTTGGCGGGCGAATTGCCACTTGTAGCCGTCTTCGGATTCCAGTGCGAGAACCGTGACTGAAGGAAAGCCAATGCCAGCTTCCCATCACGGCTGTTCATAATCTTGTCAATCAACGCCTCCTCAGCCTGAGCCTGAGCCGCCAGTATCTGCGCGTTCATCTTAGGCTTCTTCTTGCGTAACGCATCCAGTCGCTTAGGACTAATCCCACAAGCCCCACACGCAGCCGTCAAACTCAAACCCCTAGCAATCTTGCCGAGGAACATCTGGAGCGTCTCTCCAGCCAAGTT